TGGTGAGATCGGTGAGAAGTTTAGAATCAAAGATACAGACTCTAAAGAGTTTTGGTTACCAATCTTAACAGACAAATCATTCCAAGATGCAGTCAAAGATAAGTATCAAGTTGCACATGGTGCTATCATTAAAGATGAGGACATCGATATCGATGAATCATTAGCTGCTTTGGAGGATGATGATGTCGTTGCATAAGATCAAGTACAAAGAGTTCCCTTTCAATCAAGACCGATGGGGTATTGAGATAGAGGAAGGTCAGTATATTGGTATTAAGTTCCTCTTAGGTAAAGTATCTTTACATGAAGATGATGCTAAAGATAATTTAACTTTAAAATACAACTATGATATAATAGAAAATCCAGTAGAGTTTACAACACAAGAACAAATCAAAGAATTTGAATACTTTGTTGGGAACCTAGTGACACAAATGCTTGACGAAGGTGTCAAGAAGAATGATCTAATATATGCAGGCGGTGTGGATGAGAATTGAAAATACAATCTTAAGTAACTTAGTACACAATGAAGAGTATTGTCGTAAGGTATTACCCTTCTTAAAGAAACGATACTTCTCTGAACGTAAGGAAGCAGTTGTCTTTGAGGAGATCAATAAGTTCTTTGAGACTTATAATAAACCAGTAACACAAGAGATCCTTGCTATCGAAGTAAACAATCGTAAGGATATCTCTGATACCGACGTTAAAGATCAGCAACAGTTGATCAGTAGTCTAACAAAACAAGACACTAATGAGGAGTGGTTATTAAATGAAACAGAAACCTTTTGCAAGAAGAAAGCAGTCTATAACGCCATCCTCGACTCGATCGGCATCATTGACGGTAAAGATAAAGAAAGACAAGACGACGCAATCCCTGCTCTCCTTTCAGATGCTCTTGGCGTTAGCTTCGATAATCACGTTGGGCACAATTATCTTGATGATTCTGATTCACGGTATGAGTTCTATCATCGTGTAGAAGAAAAGATCCCGTTCGATCTTGATATGTTGAACAAGATCACTAAAGGTGGTCTAAGTAATAAAACGTTGAATGTTATCCTTGCGGGTACAGGTGTAGGTAAGTCACTATTCATGTGTCACTGTGCTGCAGCAAACCTATTGAATAACAAGAACGTGTTGTATATTACCATGGAAATGGCAGAAGAACGTATCGCAGAACGTATCGATGCAAACCTATTGAACCTTTCTATGGATGAATTAAAGGTGGTCGATAAACCCATCTTTGATAGTCGTTTAGATAAGGTCAGGAAGAAGTCTCACGGTAAGTTAACTATTAAAGAATATCCTACGGCCGGTGCCCATGCTGGTCACTTTAGGGCATTACTTGAAGAGTTAAAGCTTAAGCAAGAGTTTTCTCCTGACATCATCTATATCGACTATCTAAATATATGTAGTTCACAACGACTTCGATATGGGGCTAACGTAAACAGTTATACCTATGTCAAGACGATTGCTGAAGAACTAAGGGGTTTGGCAGTTGAGTATAATGTACCTATAGTGAGTGCCACACAGACTACTCGGTCCGGTTTTACGAATTCCGACCCAGGTCTTGAAGACACATCCGAATCCTTTGGTTTGCCAGCAACAGTTGATCTTATGTTGGCTTTGATCTCCACTGAGGAGCTTGAAGGACTTAACCAACTCATGGTTAAACAACTTAAGAACCGTTATAATGATCCAAGTTATTATAAACGCTTTGTGATTGGTGTTGACCGAGCTAAGATGAAACTGTATGATGTAGAGGTATCTGCACAGAGCAACATCTCAGACTCAGGGCAGGACGATAAACCTGTATTCGATAAGTCAGACTTTGGTAAGCGAGTCTCGGCGGAAGAGTTTACGGGATTCAAGTTCTAACAAGAGGCTACTTCGGTAGCCTTTTTTTATTATAAATAGTTAATATCTAAATTTATTGATGGAACCCAATGGCTGAAAGTGCATTCAAAGATGGTGGTCTTACTATATTTGATATAGATGATACCCTATTCAATACTACTGCAAAAGTAGCTGTAGTAAAGAATGGTAGGGTAGCAAGACAACTCACCACACAGCAATTCAATTCCTATAAATTACGTCTTGGGGAGCAGTTTGACTTCTCACAATTTGCAGACTCTGATAAGTTCTACAGAGAGTCTACACCTATATCTAAGATGTTTAATAAAGCCAAAGCTATAGTAAGAAACGTACAAAATAAGCCTAACAGTAAAGTAGTCATCATTACTGCTAGGAATAACTTCCAAGACAAGAACAAGTTCCTTGCTACATTTAGGAAGTATGGGTTTGATATAGATAAGGTAAGGATTGAAAGAGCTGGACGTATTGAAGGCGAGATGATACCAGCCTTTAAGAAAGCCATCATCATTAGAAACTATTTAAACACCAAAGAGTTCTCACGTGTCAGGTTATTTGATGACAGCATGAGTAATCTTAGAGAATTTTTAAAATTAAAGAGGGAGTTCCCAAACGTAATGTTTGAGGCCTTCTTTGCAAACCCTGATGGGTCAGTTAGAACTATAAAATAAGGACGTACTATGTTAAGTTTTAAAGACTTTTTAAAAGAAGAATTAATTATTGAAGCAGCTAAAGGCGAACAAGGCGCAGCAGCAAATTCAAAAGGTGTTGCGTATGAAACAGGTTTAACAGCAGCACTTCATCATACCGGTAAACATCCGGAAAATTATCCTAACGAACATGGTATGAGTGCTAAAGAAGCTCATCATCACCATATGGGTAAGGTAACTCCTGAAATGCAACAGCATGTTAAAAAATCAATGGGTCATAGTGTTAATGCTATTAGAGATTACATGGAAAAAGAACATGGCATCCCTAAGAAAAATAAATTACATTTAACTTGGACAGCAAAGAAAGGTCAATTTTCAAGAGTTTCGAAAAAAACTGGAGATAAAGAAAATCCAGGTGATATGCATGCTCATGATCCAAAGACTGGTAAATCAGTTGGTATTAGTGCTAAATTTGGGCCTAAACCTGGTTTAAAATCTCCAGGATTCGAAGCTTTACATAAACTAGCTGGTGTTAAAGTGGACCATAAAAAGCATGAGGCTAATAAAGCCGAGATTGTTAAGACTGGAGGTAAACATATTGAAGGTCATACAGCTGGAGCACGTAATTCATCTTTCCGTCAAGCTGAAAAAGATCCTAAGAAAGCTAAAGTTGTTGCAGCTATCAATAAGAAAAGTCAAGAACATAGAACAGAAATCGCGGGTCATCTAGCTACAGGTTTCAATAAAAAATCACATAGTGCACATGAATATATCGTTAGAACTTTAATGAATGCAGATAAACATGCAACACCGGTGATTAAAGTTCATCATGACCCAAAGACTGGTAAAACGCATGTTAGTGATCCAACTAAAGAATTTGATAAGATTCATAAAAACACTAAAAAATATAGGTTTGAACATAAGGGCGCATATATCCATATCCATGCAACACATAAAGATGGTACTGAGCATCACATCGCTAGCGTTGGTATTAAAAATAATAGTTCACCGTTTACACATACTGTGGGCTCAGTAAGTTCTTCTGGCGGCTATAAAAAAATATTGGACAAGAGTAAATAATGTTATCATTCCAAACATTCTTAACAGAAGCCAAAGATGATGGCAAAGTAAAACATATCCATCATCCTGAAGATAGACCATTAATACATGGTAAAAAAGGCTTTGAGCATGCTATGGGTGCCTTACACCAAGCTTCTGAGCATATCGCAAAGGGTAAGAAGGACACTAACATGACGATGAAGTATGATGGCTCTCCAGCTATCGTATTTGGTCATGACCCAAAGACAAAGAAGTTCTTTGTAGCTTCTAAGTCTGCATTCAATAAGAATCCAAAGATTAACTATACACCTGAAGACATCGAACTAAACCATGGTCATGCACCAGGTCTAGTAGAGAAGCTTAAGGATGCGTTGACTCATCTGAAAAAGGTAGCACCTAAAGAAGGTGTATTCCAAGGCGATCTAATGTTTAGTGGTAGAGATGTGGTTCATAACCAAAATGGTTCTGCATCATTCACACCTAATACGATCACATATTCTGCACACGGCTCAGAGGCACAAAAAGTTAAGAATGCAAAGGTAGGCATC